TCTATGGAGGCAGAGGCTTCCATTTTTATAGATCGTATAGCGAACGTCCAATATCCTTCTTCTAAACAACCGCGAATGAGCTCATCGTCCCAAGCGTCATCAAGATACCTACGGGCAGCGCGGTCTTCAGTGAGCGTAGTCTTCCGCTCGCCGATTAACCGTAGTGCCCCGTTATATATCTTTAGCTTGTCAGTTGCCATTGGTTACGCCGCCGCTACTTCTTTAATGAATTTTTCGATGAACTCTTCCGCTTCTTCCCGCGTCTGGAAGATATCGCCGCATATATAATCTCCGGTTGCGGTCTCTACGGCTTTCCATTTTCCGGTATTCCCTGTCCATTTAGCTTCGTATTTGTTTTTAATCGCCTCAGTCTGCTTGGCCGCTTTTTTGACGTCAGCCGCGAAGTCTTTATGATTTAGAATGGTCATCTTGGCCCAGAGTTTCGCACAATTCGTAACCATCAATTCACAGTAGAACGCGCCATCTTCCGGTACAACTTCTACAATATCATGAGGCTTTAGCTTGGACGCTACATGGCACCAGAAATGCTGATCGAGGAGGTTGTCGATAGTAGTGCCAGCGTCGGCTGTAACACGGAAAAGTTGGCGCTCAAATTCGGCGTATTGGATTGATTGCTCTTGTATTTTACTCATTGGTAGGCTCCTATTGGTTTAATATTATAACAATAATACACGTATAGGTCGTAATTGTCTATGACGGAAAAAGAAACGCCCCCAGCACAGAGCGAACTGGGGGCGCAACTTATAACCAGATAGACCTTACTAGGAGCCAGCCGTACCGGTTACTGCAGTATCGCCTGCAGATATCGTTAGAACATCACCGCTATAAGAAATAGCACGATGTAGGGTAACGATAACAGGTGATGCGTCAGTATCTGTGACTTCAATCAAGTCAGCGACCTTAATACCAAGCGCCTTAGCGTTGGTGATGTAGCCGGGGGCATCGACAGCAGTCGCATTATCAGTTGAAGAGTAAGTCCAAGTAGAGGACTCACCCGCTGCATTGGTAAAGGAAGCGGTCTTTAGCAATGGTGGGTTAGTTGTAGCGTAAGCCATATTATTAGTTCCTTTCGATTAAGCCGCTGCGTATGCAGAGCCATCATGTTTGATTTGAACGACACCAGCATTCTGGATGAGCTTAGCGCCACCGTAGAATGAAGAGCGTGACCAGCTATAATCGTTTTCACCATCATAATCGACAAGCACTTGCATACCCTTAGAGTCCATAGCGCAACCGATTGAGCTTTTGTTAAACATATAACATTTCTCAGCAGCAGTGCCCTTACCGGTTAGGTTTGGATGAACAATAAAGTCAATGTTGTTCCACTGATACACTTGCATGTTTCCGGTTTCAAACGGCTTGCGAGGAGCATAGTTAATGTTGCTGAAAGCATCGGTCTGCATTAGGTACGCATTAAGCGCAGGGCTAATAACAGCGGTTACAGCGCCATCGAGTGCGACGTTGTTACCCAAGATTGCGTAAGCTTTCATGATAAGCGCTAAAGAGCCAGTGGTGTAAGCACCAGTGTCGTTAGTTGCGGTATCAAGCTCTCCGATGATTAGATTATCCACCCTACGGTTGATAACTGCGGTAGACGCCATTTGCATAGACTTACGCTGATCACCTTGTGACTGGAAAATATTAAAGCCAGTTTTACGGTAAGGAGCGTGGTATTCTGCAAGAGAAGCGCTTACTTGGGTCAAATCTTCTGATTTATAGGGGATAAGACCGTTGGTTCCGCGTGTTACAGCTTCGTCGCCACTAGAGCTTGATACAAGAAATGTAGCAGTATTACCCTTAATGACAGCTTCGTTAGTAACGGCAGAAAGTAGTGTGGATTTACGTTGTTCATAGCCAAGAATCATCTCTTGACGGTACTGAATCTGCGGTGCAGTTGTAGCCATGATATAGCCTCCGATGTTGCACGTTAATGAAAAATTAGTCTCATTACGACTTCGGGTTGGCCTATCATATCTTCTTGCGGGTTGCCCATATATGGGGCCGCTAAGGTATAAATCGGAGCCTCAGCAGTATTAGTATTACCCCATATATAGCACGTGTAGGTTGTATAATCAAATAGTTTCTAACCTTTAGCGGTAGATTTCGCATCCGCCGATAGCAATTCACTATATCTACGCTGCATCTTCTCAGCGTTCGGACCCGTCCAATAATCACTCTCCGCATCACCGACTTTCGCTTCCAGTTCCGCAATCTCCGCCTTCAAACCAGCGCTCGGATTCGACGAATTGGCTGGCATTAACGCAGCGGCAGGGTTTAATTCATACGCGGTCTGCGCTAACCACTGGATCAGCGCGGCGTTGGATCCCGCTACAGTCCCATCAGGCATCCGAGCGGATTCAAACGCCGGTCGAACATCATCAGGCATACTATCCATCAGATTTCTCACGGCAGCTTCGTTCTTCTTCCGGTCGGCACCCCATTCTTCGCGGAGTATCTCCAGCGACTCATCTTTCGCAGTTACATCGCCCTCATCCTGAGCCGCCTGCTGCGCAGCCAGCATACCATAATACGTGGACACCGCTGTTTTCACCTGATCGTTCGTGGCGTTCTTATCGTGCATCGCCGAGGCGAACTCATCTATAATAGGCTTATCCTCAGCACCGATAACCAAACCGTCATCAAACGTCAGGTCATACTTATCAGAGCTCTCTGGGATATTATTCTCTTTCCGCCACTGGGTCAGCTCTTCAGGCGTCGGGTTTTCAGGCAGTCCATTTTTCAAGGTACCGTCCGATTTTTTCTTCTCTAATTCCCGATACGCTTTATAAATATCCGTGGGGGACGAAAAACGACCTAATCGCTTTAATTCTTTCTCATCTCCACCCGCGAGTTTCACGCGCCAGTCTTCATCGGCGGCTGGGGCGGGGTCCCCTTTCGACTTATCATCGGGAGCGGGAGCTGGGTCAGCATCCGGCGTGGGGGTAACTTCTGGCTCTGCTTTCGGGGCGGGGGCTGGTGAGTCACCGGTTGGCTGGGCCTGAGGCTCGTCAGGGTTAACAGCCGCTTCGATTTCTTCCGTCATAGTTTATTCCTTTCGGGGGTTATCATAATTACTAGGTTTTAATTTCAACATCTTCACTATCTGGTGTCCGGCAAACTGGCGGCCTAATCCGATATTCGTATCGCGATCAGACTCAGGGCAATACGCCCATTCACCGTGAGCACAGGCAGCCTCTATAATCCATTTCAGCGCTGCCGTCTGCGATTCCGGCGACGCGTCACCGCGCTGTAGCGCCTGAATATTTCTTATATCCGCCTGCGAATACCGTGCGGGACCATACGCCCACGACGTGGGTTTCTTCACACGTTTCTTAGCTTCCGCCATTACAGGACGCCTCCGCCAATACCAGCCTTACTAAACGACTCGGCGGCTTTCCCCATCGTCGCAGCGGCGTTACCGCCCTCCTGCAACATAGCCATCTGCGCCTGCTGTTCCGCAGCACGCTGATCGGCGGCATCAATCTCCTCCATTTCTTCTTCGTCACGAATCCAATCCTGCGGAACGCCAACACCTTCCAGTGTATCCCGTAGCGCTTTACGTATGTGTAGCATCTTAGAAACCGTCTGATCCAGTGGCATAGTCTCAGCCAGCATCTGTTTCGCCTCAGCAAACGACTGCGCCTTCTGGCGATCCAGTGTTTCCGATAACGGTGACTTAAACTGGAACCTAACATCCGTATCCCGTAGCATCTCAGGGATATCATCCATAGGTCCAAACGCACCTCCGCGCATTAATAATTCAAACGTATCCTCACAAATCGAAGCGCTATAATCGTCTTCGATAGGCGAAAATAGGGGTATAATTTTCCGCATATATTCTTTCACACGCTGGGCAGTCTCAAACGCAGTCATATCTCCGTTCATCACCGGCAACCCGATCTTATCCAGATAAAACGACGATTCTATAGACTTCTGAATCTCTTCCCTCATCTGCATACCGTGTGGAATACCATTACTATTTATCGTCATCGGACGCAGGGCATCACCTAAACGCTCATCATATTCGGCATCCACCCACGTTACACCGCCCGCAAACTGATCCACATCGCTGCGAACCGCATCCTGAGTGGCTACCAACGGAGGATTCACCGCTTTCTCACCAGCTTCCAGCAATACCAGACTCATCTGCTGAATCAGGCGTGCATCAGGCAGTGCGGCAATAACCGCAGGACTGTGAGCGTACGCAGATTCACTACTCGTCTGCCATAACGGAATCGTATATATCTTCGTCCATACGCCTTCTTCACGCAGCACGTGACGCGTATTCGTTTCCACAAAAATCGACACATACGGCGTCGGATAGCGCTTATCACACATATCCGCCATAACCACCACGTGCATTACATCCACTTCCGAAAACATCGTTGTCTTATCGCGCAGCAACGCTTTCACCTCGGAGGACACATTCCCACGGAACTCTTTATTCAACTCATAGGCGGTCGGCTTCCATTTACGAAAAATCGGGATCGTCTCACCATCCGACGAGCGTAACCACGCCACGTCCCTCAAGTGCCACGTCCGATATAACAGCGTGGACGTAGAGGTATTCAATTCTTTCGACAGAACGCACTGACCAAACGACGCATAATCGTGATCCGCCTCTTTCGTGGCGCGCTTAAACCGAGCCTTAGTATCATATATCGCATTCCACTGCGTGCGGCCAGCGCGCTGGAGGAATCCCTTACTTTCGGAATCCAAATTCTCCTGATTACTCGTAACCGGTGAAAACCAGAACACATCCGAAGGGCGCAACATCGAGGAAAACATATCCCCCATATCACGACGGGCCAGAATCGGCATCGACGTCGTCAGATTCGCGGCATAATCCTCACCCAGATTCAGCGTGCGGGTAAAATCCGCGCGTTCAGGATAAAAATTATCCGCCACTTCCTGCCAAAACGACAGCAGGCT